AAAAATAAAGTACATGAAGTGCTAGAGGGTTATAAAATAATGTCTACATTACCTTCAGAAGAGGAGTATTGCTTGCATCACCCAAAAACAATAGAGAAACAAGAAAAACAAAACAGTTATTATGAATCTATCTAAAATTATAGTTACTGGGGGGAGTGGTTTAGTTGGAAAAGCTTTAAAAAAGCATTTACCTAATGCTATTTATTTATCATCTAAAGATTTTGATTTAACCTCTGAAGATGGAGTTAGGTCAATGTATTTAAAACATAAACCAGATACAGTAATTCATCTAGCAGCTAAAGTAGGAGGAATTATAGATAACATAACTAAACCAGCAGAATATTTTACTGAAAATGTTTTAATGAATACTCTTTTATTAGATTATGCTTATAAAATAGGAGTAAAAAGATTTATAGGAATTTTAAGTACTTGCATATACCCAGATGTAGTAGAAAATTACCCTATGAAAGAAGAAGATTTACATTTAGGTCCACCTACTAAAACAAATTTTTCATACGGGTATGCTAAAAGATCATTAGCCGTTCAAATAGATGCTTATAATAAACAGTATGAAACTAACTACCAATATTTAATTCCTTGTAATTTATATGGATTGAATGATAAAGATAATGAATCAAATAGTCATTTTATAACGACTTTAGTTAAAAAAATCCATGATGCTAATGTAAACGGTGATAGTCATATTACATTGTTTGGAGATGGTACTCCATTAAGACAATTTATGTTTGCTGATGATTTTGCTCAAATAATTGCTAAAGTAATAAATGATGAGATTTATGAAAATTTTAATATAGCTACACCTGAAAATCTATCTATTAAAGAAATGGCTGAAATAGCATTAGATGCTTGTGGTTCAAAACATTTAAATATCGTTTGGGACACTTCAAAGCCTAATGGACAATTTAGAAAAGACGTTGATGTTAAAAAAATGAATTCGTACATTCATTCATTTAATTTCCTTTCCCTTTATAAAGGAATACAAAAAGTTTATAAAAATTATTTATGATAAAATTAGTAAGTGATACCATTAATAAAGATGATATAAATTGTCTTATTAAATGGTTAAATCAAGATGAAATTCCAAGATTAACTAAAGGTGATTTAACATGGGAATTCGAAGAGAAATGGGCTAAAAAAATAGGCACTAAATATTCTATCTATTTAAATTCAGGTTCATCAGCAATTCTTTTAACTTTAGCAGCATTGCAACATACTAATAGGTTAAAAAATAATAAAATTATTATACCTGGTTTAAGTTGGGCAACTGATGTTAGTTCTCCAATGTTGTTGGGAATGGAACCTATATTATGTGATTGTAATTTAGAAGATTTATCTTGTGATTTAAAGCATTTAGAAAATTTATTTATTACACACTCTCCATCTTCTTTTATTTTAGTTTCACCTTTAGGTTTAGTACCTGATATGGAAAAAATTACAGAATTATGTAAAAAATATGATGTAATTTTATTAGAAGATGTTTGTGAAAGTATGGGATCTAAACATGACAACAAATATTTAGGATCTTTTGGGTTTGCATCGTTTTTTTCTATGTATTTTGGTCACCATTTAAGTACTATCGAAGGTGGATTTATCAATACAGATGATGAAGATTTTTATTATGCGTTATTAATGATGAGAAGTCATGGGTGGGATAGAGACTTGCCAAAAAACATTCAAGAAAAATTACGTAATGAAAATAATGTAAATGAATTTGATTCACTTTATACCTTTTACCTCCCAGGATTTAATTTAAGATCTACTGATTTACAAGCTTTTATTGGTTTAAAATCAATAAATAAATTAAATGAGTATTCTGAAAAAAGAAATAAAAATTTTCAAGTATACAAATCATTAATAAAAAATAATCAATTAAACATTAATGACAAAAAATCTAATTTTATTTCTAACTTTGCATATCCAATAGTTAATAAAAATCGAACTGATATTATTAAAAAATTAATTGATAATAATATAGAAGTTAGACCTTTAATTGCTGGAGACATGTCTAAAAAACCAGTATGGCTTAAAAAATACGGGGAAGTTAAGTTAATAAATTGTAGATTAATTAATGAATATGGATTTTATATTCCTAATCACCAAGATTTAACTATAGAACAAATAAAATTTATTTCAAATATAATTACTAATGAATAAAAAAGTTGCATTAATAACTGGTATAAACGGGCAAGATGGCTCTTACTTAGCAGAATTTTTACTTGAAAAAAAGTATGAGGTTTGGGGCACTTTAAAACGCAATTCAGTATCTGAAAATCAAACCGCTAGACTAGGGGATAGCTATTCAAATATAAACCTTGAATATGCTGATTTAACTGATTTATCCTCTTTAATTAGAGTAATTTCACTTTGTCAACCCGATGAAATTTATAATCTGGCTGCTCAGTCCCATGTCCGTATTAGTTTTGATCAGCCTTTATATACTGCAAATACAACAGGAATTGGGGCATTAAATGTATTAGAAGCAGTTAAATTGATTAAACCTAATTGTAAAATATATCAAGCATCTTCTTCTGAAATGTTTGGAAATACAATTGACTCAGATGGTTTTCAACGTGAAACAACACCTATGAACCCAGTTTCTCCTTATGGGTGTGCTAAAGTATTTGCCTATAATATTAGTAGGAATTATAGAAAATCATATGGAATGTTTATTTCAAACGGGATCTTATTTAATCATGAAAGTCCAAGACGAGGTACTAATTTTGTTACAAATAAAGTAGTTAAAGAAGCAGTTAAAATTAAATTAGGATTATCAAATGAACTTCGTTTAGGTAATTTAAGTGCTACTCGAGATTGGGGACATGCTAAAGATTATGTTCAAGCTATGTGGATGCTCCTCCAACAAGAAACCCCAGATGATTTTGTTTGTGCAACCGGAATATCCCATTCAGTACAAGATTTGTGTGAGTATGTATTTTCAAAGTTAGACTTAAATTGGAGAGAATATGTTAAAAATGATTATAAATTTCATCGACCTGAAGAATTAAATGATTTGAAAGGCGATTCATCTAAATTAAGAAAAATAACAGGATGGAAACCCGAATATACTTTTGAAAGTATGTTAGATGAAATGATTGAATACTGGTTAAATTATTATAAAAAATGATTACCCATAAAAGTATAGGATATAGTGGACGACTAGGAAACCAAATGTTCCAATATGCTACTTTAAAATCAGTAGCCTTAAAAAATAATTATAAATATTCTATCCCAGACCATACTCAAATTAAACAAGATGGATGTTTTGATTTTACAAATAATAAATGGATAGAATTTAAATTAGATTTATTTGATGGGTTTGACATTGTTTGTTCACTATTAAATGTTTCTTTTTCAAACATATACCAAGAACAAAAATTTGAATTTGAACCTGAAGTTTTTAATATACCAGATGATACATCTATAGAAGGATATTTTCAATCATATAAATATTTTGAAGAATTTAAACAAGAAATTTTAAAAGATTTTACTTTTAAATCATCTATTTTAGATAAATGTAATTCCGAAATTTCTAAATATGCCAACCCTGTATCTATTCATATTAGAAGAGGTGACTATGTAAACCATCCAGGATTTTGGAATATTACTCCTGAATATATTCAAGAAGCATTTAATCATTTTAGTGACGATGAATATACATTTTTAATTTTTTCAGATGATATAGAGTGGTGTAAACAAATTTTCCCTGAAGGAGTTATTTTTATTAAGGGGAACCAATTTGAAGACTTATGTTTAATGTCTTTATGTGACCATAACATAATTTCAAATAGTTCATATAGTTGGTGGGGAGCTTATTTAAATAAAAATGAAAAAAAACGTGTTATAGCACCTAAAAATTGGTTTATTCCTGCTAAACCATTAAATGATTTATACCCTGATAATTGGATAATAATATGATAATAAAAAGTAATTTTATAGATGTTAATGTGTATAAATATCATTTAGAATCTGACCCTGATCTTAAAGATAAACCGATTTCTATTTTTAATGACTATGTTCCAACTGCAGAAGAATTAAACATAAATCCTTATAATTTTTTAATCATAAATGAACCTAATGAATTATTTGGATTACATGATTGGGCAATTTACAATTCTAAGTCTTTTAGTGGGATATTAACATGGAGTGAAAACATTCTTACTCAATGTGAAAATTCAATTTTAATGCCCTTTGGGATGTCTTTTTTACATGAAAATAATAGATATGAAGTTCTTTCTCAATCACCTAAACAATTTGAAGTTTCTTATATTTGTGGAGCTAAACAAACTACTCAAGGGCATATATTAAGACACAAAATATTTAACTTAAAAAACCAGATTAATATTCCTTCTAAATGGTTTTATACTACAGAAGAACCTAAAGAAATATGTTTTCGTAATAGTATGTTTCATATTGCTGTAGAAAATGTAAAAGATAATAACTGGTTTACTGAAAAGCTTATAGATGCATTTTTATCTAAAACTATTCCTATTTACTGGGGGTGTCCAAACATTGGGGAATTTTTTGATAAAAATGGCATTTATACTTTTTCTTCTGAAGAAGATTTATTACATTTAATTAATTCACTAACTGAGGAAGATTATATAAGTAAAAAGGAATCAATTGAAAATAATTATCAATTAGCCCTTTATTGGCATAATTATTATTCAAGACTAATAGAAATTTTAAAAGAAATAACCCAATTAAATAATATATAAATATGGTACAAGAAATAAAAGAACACACTTTTTTTGATGATTATTTTAGAAAAGAAATAAACGTTGTAGATTTAGGAGCATGTAGAGGAGAATTTATTGATGAAATTAATTCTTTATATAATGTTAAAAAAGCTATTTTAGTAGAAGCTAATCCTACTAATTTTTCACAATTAAAAGACTTACCTAATTATGTCCTTTATAATAAAGCTATAAGTTCTAAAGATAATGAAATAATTGAATTTTTTGAAGACCCAACATCACCATACAATGGTTCTAAAGATTTTAATTATTTTAATGGAATTAAACATTCTATAAAAACAATTAATTTAGAAACATTATGCAAAGAAAACAATATTGATTTTATTGACATTTTAAAAATTGATATTGAAGGATCAGAATATGATGTTTTAGAAAATATTCCAGATTCATTTTTTGATAAAATAGGACAAATTACAGTTGAATTTCATGATTTTGTTGATCCTGAGTTAAAACCTAGAACAGTCGAAATAGTAAAAAGAATGAATGATTTAGGGTTTTCTCATATAGCTAAACCTATTAAACATATGCATGGTTCTGATTACTACGATGTGTTGTTTTATCGCCCTAAAAATATTGGTATTATTTACATATGTACTGGAAAATATATTCAATTTTTAGAAGATTTTCTTTCTACAGCTGAAGTTAATTTCTTACCTAACCATAGAAAAGAATATTTTATTTTTACTGATTCACAGTTAGACAATCCTGATCCAAGTAAATTTCATATAAGTTATCAAGAAAAACTTGGATGGCCTTATGACACATTAAATAGGTTTCATATGATCAATGGAATTTCATCCCAAGTAGATCATATAGATTACATGTATTTTTGTAATGCTAATCTTTTAATTAATGAACCTATTGATGAGACTATTCTCCCAACCAATGAAACCAAAATGGTAGGAGTAAACCATCCAGGACAATATATGCTCTCTAATACAGAATTTACTTATGAAAGAAATCCAAATTCATTGGCCTATATACCATTAGGGGAAGGGAAATATTATTATCAAGGATGTTTTTTTGGAGGAACAAAAGATGCTTTTTTAGAAATGAGTAAACAGCTTCAAAAAAATATAGATGACGATTTATCTAATGATATAATAGCAATATGGCATGATGAATCTCATTTAAATAGATATTTTTTAAATAATTCTCCTAAACTTTTAGATCCTTCTTATGCTAATCCTGAAGCATTTTATATCCCTTTCCTAAAAGAATAATCCAAATAGATAAAAATAAATTAGGAGGGCATGATTTTTTAAGAAGTTAAAATATGACAACACAAATAGTTATACACTTATTACCCCAAGAAATTGATTGGTTCGAAGGGCAAATTAAACAATTAAAACGAGGTAGTTATTATTTAGAAGATGATGATAATGTAATTATAGATGTTACCTTAAATTTAAATTTAGTTAAATGGGAAAAATCTAAATTACCAAAACAATTTTTTATTGATAAATTTAATCAACTAGAAAAATTAACTAAAACTTGGGCTATTACTAAATTTGAAATAAATGAAGATGGCACCATTCAAGGATGTGTTTCACATAGAAGAAAATCATATTCTTCTTCTAATTCTGAAGCTATTCTTGTTTTGGATACAGACATAATATTTAGCGAAACATTATTAGCTCATTTAGTTCAATCTGCTAAAATATTAAAAGAACATACCGATTATTTTATTCTTACACCACAAATTACCCCCATGTGGGATAATAGTTGGGATTCTTTAGTAAATGACTTATATAAAAATGATGAAATTAATTTTAAAGAAAGAGATCCATATAAATATGCTCAATTTTTAGGTGATGTTTCATTAAAACCCATTAATAATTTTAAGTTTAGTGGGGGGTGGGCTACTTTAATTAGTACTTCTTTAATTAAAAGAATAAAAATTCCCCAATCATTAGGTCATTATGGATTAGAAGATACATATCTGATGTATTGTTCTGAAATGTTAAAACAAAACAGAGATAATGTTACCCAATATGTTCTTGAAAATGAAGTAATAGTAGAGGATAATTTATTTAGATTTAATCCATATAAAAATTATTTAAAAATAATAGATAGACGAGAAGAATTTAAAAAAATAGCCCAAGAAAATTTTCAAAATGAATTAATCAAATTTGGAAACTCACTAAAAAATTAATATATTTAGTTTATGAAAAATGTATACGATATAACAAATGAATTTGAAAAAAGTTTAGCAGAATATACAGGAGCACCATATGTTGTAACTGTAGATAATCAATCTAATGCTTTATTCTTATCATTAATGTATGAAAAAATTTGTGGACAAGAAATTACAATCCCCTCCCGAACATACCCATCTGTACCCTGTGAAATTATCCATGCTGGTGGTAAAGTAAAATTTAAACCCGTTAAAGGCAAAAATATTAAAGGAGCATACCAATTAGAACCTACTAATGTTTGGGACTCAGCATTACGTTTTACTTCAGAAATGTATATCCCGGGAACACATATGTGTATCTCATTTACAGGACCATATAAACATTTTAAATTATCTAAAGGTGGAGCTATATTAACTGATAACCATGAAGCCTATCTTTGGTTTAAAAGAGCTCGCTATAGTGGAAGAAGAGAATGTTCATACCATGATGATTATTTTGATATGCTAGGTTGGAATTTTTATATGATGCCTGAACTAGCCGCTCGCGGTTTACTTCTAATGAATCAATTTTATAATGTAGATGGTACTCCAAAATACAATAAAGATTTAGAATTACCCTACCCAGATTTATCTAAATTTGAACTTTATACTAAAGCGAATAGATAATGAAATTAGCATTATATGGTTATGGAGGTCATGCTCGTGAAATAGCCGCTCAAATGGGTAAAAAAGTTGAATTTTATGTAGATGATGAATATGCTAATGATATAGCTAAACCCATATCTACATTCAATCCTGATACACATTTAATGATGGTTGCTATTGGGGATAGTAAAGCTAGATATGATGCTGTTCAAAAATTACCTAAAGAAACTATATATTTTACTTTTATTCACCCTACAGCATTAATAATGGAGGAATTAAATATTAAAATTGGTGAAGGTAGTTTTATTGGCGCCCATTGTATATTAACCACTAATATTAAATTAGGTGAACATACCCTTTTAAATAGAGGAGTACAGATTGGACACGATACTAAAATAGGTAATTACTTTAGTGCAATGCCCGGAGCAGTCATTTCAGGAAATGTTATAATTTATGATTTGGTTTATTTGGGGACTAATGCCTCAATAAAAGAAAAATTATCTATCCATAGTTTATCTACAATAGGAATGAATTCATGTGTTATCAAATCTATAGAAGAACCGGGCATTTACGTTGGAGTACCTGCTAAAAAATTAAACAAATGAAAATCCATATATTTTATAGACACTACAATATTGAAGGATCAGATTACAAAACCCGACCACAATGGTTCGATTTTGAAAAATGTTTTGTAAATCTTCTAAATACTATAGAAGAAAAAAATGTTGATCTCCATTTGATAATGGATGGAAATATTGAAAATAACTTTGTAAAAAAATATAAAGATAAATATATTTTACATACAATAGATGCTAAAGGTGATCAAATATCTTTTTGGGAGACTTGGAAAATAGCTAAACAAACATTAATAGAAGAAAAAGATTTAATTTATTTTTTAGAAAATGATTATCTTCATGTTAATGAATGGGTAGAAAAAATAATTGAACTTTTCCAATCATATCAAGGATTAAATTATGTTTCATTATATGATCATAATGATAAATATTTTTTATCAATGTATGATGATTTAATGTCTAAAATATATATAACATCTTCTAGTCATTGGAAAACAACTCCTAGCACTTGTGGAAGTTTTATTATTACAAAACAAATATTTGAAGAAGATTATCCCGAACATACTTCTATAGCAGGAGACCACAATAAATTTTTACATTTAAATTCTACTAAAAATAGATTTATCCTAACCCCAATACCAGGATTGTCAACACATTGCATGGAAGGATTATTAAGTCCTACAATTAATTGGGAAAAAATAAATAACTAAAATAAAAAAATGAAATATTCAAACAAACTAGAAGAAATAGTAAATTATTTATATCAATATCCCTCGGATATAAACGAACACCTCCCAACTTTACTAAAATATGGTTCTGAATGTGATCATATTACTGAAATGGGGGTTAGATGGATAACGTCTACATGGGCTTTTTTAGGATGTGCCCCAAAAAACGGACTTATATCTATTGATATGCACCACCCCGATTTATGGAATAAAGGAGGTAAAGAAGAAAATCCAACAATTATTCAACGTGGATTGAATAAAATTTCTGATGTATGTCAAGTAGCTGAAGAATTTGGATTAAAATTTGATTTTCTTCTAGCTAATGTTTTAGATATTGATATTAAACAAACTGATCTATTATTTTTAGATACATGGCATTCATATAAACAACTTAATGCTGAATTAAATAAATTTCATTCAAAAGTTAATAAATATATTGTATGTCATGATACTACTACTTATGCTTATACTGATGAAACTAATTATGAAGATTTAGGAGAAGAATGGAAAGGTGAAAATATAGGAATATGGAGAGCAATTGAAGAATTTTTAGAAAAAAATCCACAATGGGTATTAGAAAAAAGATTTGAAAATAATAATGGATTAACTATATTGAAAAAAAATGACTAAAATTACTTATAACATAGATATTTTTCCATTTAAATCTAAATTAGAACAACTGTTCCAAGTCCAAGAATTATCTGGATTAAATGAAAATATTGAAGTATTTAGTAGAGAAAAAGATCAAAGTACTAAATACCATAAAATGTATTATGAATGGGCTCGTACTGATGAATTTATTCAATTATATAATAAATTTATTTTAGAAGTAATTAAACCCGTTTATAATGAGCAAATAGTATATCAAGCAATCCCTTCATTTCGATTAGCTTATCCAAATAACATTGCTGTAGGTGAATACCATAAGGATAAATTCTATAGAGATATTAATTGGGCTGTTGATGTAGATGAAGATAATTTTTTCCTACCATTTACAGATGCATTTGATACAAATACTATTTGGGTTGAATCAGAAGAAGATAAAGCTGATTTTGCTCCTATGAATTGTAATTATGGAGAAACTATTCAATGGGATGGAAGTAATTTAATGCATGGAAATAAAATCAATGAAACAGGAAAAGCTCGGGTGAGTGTAGACTTTAGAGTTATGAAATATTCCAATTATAAACCTAGCAACCACGGATCAATTAATACTAAAACACAATTTATCTTAGGAGGCTACTATAAAACCATATAACTATGATATCAGTAATTATTCCAACATTCAAATCACCAGATTCATTAGACCTATGTTTACGTTCTGCCATTGAAGGCCAAAGAGAAAAAAATCAAATCATAGTAGTAGTAGATGGACTTTATGATATAAATAAAGAAATTCTCGAAAAATGGGCTGAACATATTGATATTTTGAATCTAGAGGAAAATGTAGGAACTTGTCGAGGAACTAATTTAGGAGTATTTAATGCCCAATATGATAAAATATTAATTGTAAATGACGATAATGTATTTCCTCAACATTGGGATACAATATTGGAAGAAGAATGGGAAGAAGGAGCAGTTATTTCTCCTAACCAAATTGAACCATATCCATCAATGTTTAAACAATTTCATATTAAAGACCTAGGACGTGATCCAAAAACATTTGATTTAGAAAAATTTTGGTTATTTAATTATCATTATGCTTCGGGTGATAAAAAAGAAGAATGCGGTTCAACATTTCCAATATTCATGAATAAATATGATTATTTAAAAATTGGAGGACTTGATGAATCATATCCATCCCCAAGTGGATTTGTTGCCGATTGGGAATTCTTTATGAAATGTAGTATGAATGGATTAAAAATGTTAAGAACATGGAATTGTCATTTCTACCATTTTGTATCATTAAGTGCTAAAACCCCCGAACAATTAGAAATTTCTAGACAATATGAACAAAACTGCCATGAATATGCAAAATATAAATGGGGAAATTATATTCAACACAACCCAATGAATAATTTAAAATATATTAACTAAGCTTACTAACACACCACACACAATGAGCCTATATATATACTATAACAAACACGATAAAACTAAGGAACC